GTTATTCACTTCAACGGGTTTTTTGATGAACACCACGCTAGAAGTTTTGCCGATCGTTTAATGAGGAATAGTGGGATAGAGTATAAATCCATGAAAGATTTAATGGATCTTCCCACAATACATTAAGGAGGAGTATGGATAAAATAATACACGAAATTCAACACTACTGGAAAGACCACCAGAAAGTAGTGATTGGTATACTTGTGATTATCGTAATCGCGTATATCTTATAAGGTTAAATTATGCACATAGAAATACCCTATGTTCCAAGACCCTTGCAGGATAAACTGCATACGGAATTGGACAAATATAGGTTTGCGGTTCTTTCCTGCCACAGAAGGTTCGGCAAGAGCGTGGCGATTATTAATCACTTAATACGAGCGGCGCTGACCAACAAACTTAAAAACCCAAGGTATGCCTATATCGCGCCAACATACCGGCAAGCGAAAAGCATTGCCTACGATTATTTAAAAATGTACGCCGGCTGCATACCCGGAGTTAAGTTCCACGAAACGGAGCTACGCTGTGATCTACCGAACGGCAGCCGAATAACGCTGCTCTCTTCTGAAAATCCAGATTCCATTCGGGGAATTTTCCTGGATGGAGTTTGTATTGACGAGGTAGCACAGATACATCCGAAATTATGGAACGAGATTATTAGACCCGCTATCGTGGATCGTAAAGGGTTTGCTTATTTTATCGGTACACCAGCCGGGATGAGCAATATATTCTACGAGCTTTATCAATATGCTTTATCCGATGATAAATGGCTTGCTTATACCGCGAAGGCTAGTGAGACCGGAATTATCGACCAGGAAGAATTGGATGCTTCCAGGAAGGCGATGGGTAATTCAAAATATAGACAAGAATTTGAATGCGATTGGATTGCAAATATCGAAGGATCGGTGTATGGAAATATAATAAAGGTTTTAGAAGAAAAAAAACAATTATCCAGGGTAGGTTACGATCCATCATTAATGGTTCATACCGCCTGGGATTTAGGAGTTGATGATAG